TGCCATTCTTGCCCTCTTTAATCCATGCTGATAGCCAATAATCCTGACCATCAACCCGAATGTTCCCTTTGTAATGAGGATGGGATTCTTTCTCACGCTTATCATTTTTGAACATCACCCCAGAATTATCACGCTGTTCCATGTTTACACCTTAATTTCATTGAGTTTTTTAACCTTGTCATCCACTTCCGCAAGAAACTGGATAACTTCACTTTCGAGTTCTGCAATATAGACATCATTGCGCTCGATTCTTTTGACAAACAGTTGAAGGTGCGCTGGCATTCGTGGGTCGAAACTCACGAAATCGCACCAACTTCTGTTCGTACAAGCCATTTGCCACTGCATTTGATCGTAATACTTCTTGACAGGTTCAGCACCTAAGAGAGTTTCGATATGCGTGGAAGTGTTGGGGCATTTGATCTCTAAGCATCCCCAATTGCCAATAAGACCATCAGGAGAGGCAGAAGACATGGGGATGGTTGGGTGGTCAATAGACCCTACCTGATCAACTGTATTGCCTGTTTTGATCTCGTATGCGGCTCTGGCAAAGGGTTCGTTTTCAGTCCCCCATTCCATTGCAACATTTGAGTAGGATTCACCAACAGTCTGAGTCATGCGCTCGACTACCAACTGCGCCATGTAGTTAGCCCTACTTGCGCTGTAGCCTGTCTTTGTCTTGGAAACAATGTCAGAGATACGAGATGCAGTAGCCTTACCACAACGCTGTGCAAACCACTCAGGTGTGCCTTGTTCAATATCACTCATGCTTCCCTCGCTTTCATCATTGCGTCTGCCATGATGTATGCAAAATTAGCACACATATGCTCTGAGTCGTTGTCCCTATCTCCAACATAAATACCATCTTCATATTGGCTTTGCAAAATTACTTGCATAGCTTTTGCCGCAAAGTAATCTCGCAAGGTCATGCCGTTATATTGACTTAATTCCCTACCCCATTTAAAGGAAACTGGAAATGCTGGTGCATTTTTCATTTGTACATAATTCATTTCAATGCTCCTTTACGCTTTTCTTTAGCATCAATCACTTTTTTCTGCCAAGTCTTATCAGAACCGCAAGCACTGTAAGCAGTGGTGTAAACATTCTTCAACTCCTCAATGGTGGATGCCGCTTCAATAGCCGCCAAATGGTCAATCATCGTTCCCACATCTATATCTGAACCCTCACCCTCTGGCAAATCTTCTCCAGCATAGATATACAAGCCCAAACCATGCAATGACAGTGCCTTAGTCATGCACCGCATGATGGCAGTGTTGACTGCAAATGCGTCAGGGTTGAGGATTGCTTTGTTGCGGAAATCCATCACTGGAAGTTGGCAAGTCATTGGTTTGCCAAACATAGTGACTGTCACAAACACCATTGCAGTGCCGTTTATGTCCATGTAACACTTGTCACCAAACATCTCAACTTTGTAGGTTGCATTTTCATCAGCCTTGAGAGCTTCTGCCCAACCCCACGCCCATGAAAGATATGTCAAATTGTTTTTTTTCTCAGTGTGATTATTCACATTGGTAGAGAGTAATTTATTGATTGACTCTTTTCTCTCAAGCAAACTTGCCGCTATGAACACCTGTTCTTTATTCATTCCTTGACTCCCATTACATCGTTAAAAATATCTATCGCCTCTTGATTGACTGACCACATTGCCAACAGCGTCAGATCGCTGTGGATTTGGGCAATATCGCTATTGAACCCTGCGAATCTTTTGTGGAGGCATTTCTGCTCCAAACTCTTTGTTGTTCTCTCTATCCGCATTAGGATTGTTGAATAATCCAGCATTTTTCACTCCTGTTGAATGCTTCTTCCATGTATCCTGAACATTTGTCAGGGCTGAGTTCACATACCCAAATGTCGGGTCAGTGATTAGTTTGGATGGCATAACCACCCTTTGTGTCTTAGGTTGCTCTTTTATACGCCTAGCCGCCTTTCTGAGCAATCTCTGACGCTCTTTCAAACTGAGTGTGGGTGTCCAAATCTGAAAATAAGATAAAAAACGAGTCATCGCAACATTTATCTGTTGGATTGCGAGGTTTAATACAGAACGCACAGTAATACTCATTGGAATGCTCCTCAATGATTCTTTCAAGATTCAGCTTAGTTTTCATTGCTGGCCTCGCTGGTAAGGGTTGATTTTAGGTAATTTCGTGTTGTTCTGTGCGATTGCTTCACGAGCCAATTCTGCTCGGTAATAACGCCACAGATTGAGTTCTTCTTCACTGTCAATCCATTTTGTCAGTGGAAGATCACAGGCAATTTGTGCAAGTCTCTCTGCTTTTAGTTCAACTCTTGATCGAACCATGTCTGCAACATCAGCCCATGCGTTTGACTGTATTGCCTCTACGATAGCTTGACTATCGCATATCGCATCTGCAACATCCGAAGGGTTCAGGTCTTGCAGTGCCATCCACTTTTCTCTTTCAAAATCCATCATTCACTCCTGTTAAAAAACCTATCAATGTGTGTATTCTGTCAGACAGAATCATAATTGATATAGGGGATTTCCCTAGTGCATTTATGAATGTCTGCAAGTGACTTGTTAGTGAACACTTTGCCGCAAAGCAAGCAAATCCAAGCAACTCCTATCTTTACCTCGGTTCTGCGCTTGCCGCTTTCACCTCTTTGGCGACCAAAGAATGTTCTGATTTGCTGAATCATTTTTTGTTGGACAGTGCTTTCGAGTAGATGAAGACTTGGTTTTGCTCATGGATGCCACGCTTGTCTTGCTTGCGCTTGGCATATTCCTCTCCTTGCTTAAACCGCTTCATCTTTGTGTCTGTCAACCAGACAGATGACTGACCTTTGTAATCGAATGCTGATTTCATGCGTTTCCTCTGGCTCTGATGGCTTCAGCCTCTATTCCAACTTCATTTTCTTGTGCCTCTGGAAACATTCTTTTATATACTTGTTCACATATCAATGCACATTCTTCACGCTCTGCTTTTACTGCCCTGTTGACCAACTCCACTAAGTGCGGTGTTGAAACTGTCCAAGTAGTAAATTGTTGGTTTTCAGCGATTACGATACGCAACTCTTTAAGAATCTCATCTTGTGTCATTTCTTGTTCTTCCTTGCTTGATATGGATGATGTCCTTGAACTTCTTTTGCTTTCAACTGTTCTCTGCGTTTAGCACCAATCATTTTCCCAACATTTATCATTTTCAGTTCGGAATCTCTTGTCCAGATTGAGGGTTGACCTTTGTAGTCCCAAGGTGAATTCATGTGTTTTTCTCCTCGGCAAAGCCGTTCTTTTGCTTGAGTTTGGCTTCGACGGCTCGTGCAAAGTCTTGCGAACTGATGTATCTTTCGCCGTTGTGCTTCAAAGCAGTGATTTCCTCATCCGTCAGCCCTACCCATGTGCGCTGTGGTGGGTGGGTGTAGACGCGAAATGCGCCAAACTCCCGTTCGTCTACTACTTCAAGATTTTCGTGACCGCCTTCGTATCTAGGTGCAATCCACGCCACAGGCTCTTGGCTTTCCAACTCTGCAATCAGTCGCTTACCCGCCGCTTCACCAAACGCATATCCGTTTACATAACCCTCACGATACAACGTATGCGAATCAAACTCTGCAATGGCTTGGCGTAGGGATGTGGTGGCTTTCACGCATTTTGTTTGCGCTACATCCATACCTTCTGGCCCGTGAAGTAACCAGCCTTCATTCGCCATACTCTCCAACGCCTCAAGCGCCTGTTTCAATACTTCAATGTGGTTCATAGTTTGATGCACTCCATGCCTTCCCACTTGCACACAGGTTCTTCCTTGCACATGATGACAAACCCTTCAATGTCACCATCACCGCCGCAGGATTGCACCTCGTAGCCGTAGTCACCAACTTGAACAATCATTGGCGCACTTGGGTCAATGTTTATGCTTGTGTCATGCCCCGCCATCTTGTCTCTTGTCCATGCTTTTGCTGTGTCCATCATGGCTTCCATGACGAACCACATTGATTGAGATTTGAGATTCATTGTGGCTTCTCCAAAAAATGTTTAATGTCTTCATACACACCATTTCTTGCGAAGTTGTCTGCCTCGTACTTTGTCCACCCTGCGTAGCGCATTTCTGTCTCTGCTCTGCGTAACAAATCAAATGCTCTGTCAGAGTCTTTGACGATTGCATCCACTTCAGTTTGGTGTGATTGTTTGAGGGCTTTGGTCAGTGGGTTGTTGAGCCACTCTTGAAATACTCTTTGCGTAGGAACAACCACCCCGTTGCCCCAAGCCTCTCGTGCTTTCTGAAAATTGAAGTCTGTACTCATGATGCGTACCCATCCATTTGAAATTTAAGTTTTGCTTCTTCAAGCGCACCAATAATCACCAGTCTGTCTGCGGCGGTGCTTGTTTTAATCTTGAACTGCCCTCTGTCTTTCCAGAAGCACAGCACAATTACTGTGTCAGGTGCTTCATCTATTGCTTCGTTCAGTGTAGCCTTGGCTTGCACCTTATGATGGTCAGGAATAGTTGCTGTTTTAAGTTTGCTCATGTGTTCTTCTCCTTGAGTTTGGCTTCGATGGCGCGGGCAAAAACACCAAACTGAACATCAAGTGTGCCCTTGATGGCTGCTTTTATTCTGATGATTTCCTCATCCGTCAAACCCACCCATTCACGCTTTAATTGTGGGTGGGTGTAGAGAGGAACATTTGGCACATCGCTATTGATTTGATTACGCCAATAGATTTCTTTTGTGATTGCATTCATCCACGCCACAGGCTCTTGCTCTGTTTTTGGCTGTGAGTGGGTGCAATTGACACACTTGTAAGGTTCATACCATTTTTTTTCTTCTTGATGAAGTGATTGATATTGAGTATCTGTAATGTGCGTTTTAAAACCCGCAATACCTTTAAACATCCACGCCACAGGCTCTTGCTTCTCTGCTTCTGCGATGGCTTTTTCTAAAGATGCAATAGCCTCACGCAGTTTGTCAGCGGCTAAGAGAGATTCATCAGGGTCTGTCCAATCAATTTTCAGCTCAAATTTCATTGCCTCAACTGCTTGTTTTGCCGCAACAATTAAATTGCTCATTGTTGTCCCCTTATCGCATCAACTGTGCGTTGCGCTACATTGTCACTATCACACTGGCTGTAAACAATCGCACAGCATCGGTCTTGTTCATGGGCGGCTACCAGTTTGGCAAAAAGCCAAATGTCTAGGCTCTGCGTAAAAATAATATCTGGTGCGGTTGGTGTTGGTTTTCCTATTGCGGCTCCAGCCTTTTTAGCCATCGCAATGATTTCATCTTGTGTCATTTTTTCATCCATCTTATGTAAATTGCAAACGATGAAATTGTGTCTTTCTCAAACATAGACATCTTTTCTATTTCTCTAGCAACTTCTTCTATGACATCATTGCGTAGTTCGTCATAGACTTCTTGCTGGGTCTTGTATTCAAGCATGGATTCCTCTTTTTTCACAGACTGTTGCATAGTTTTTTGCCTTTCGTTTTTGAAGCCTTACACACGCCTTTAACAGGCTTTTCTTCTTGCTCACTACCTGAACAGTCTCTGCCTTGGCTGATGGCATCAAAACCTGTTCAACAAAGACCAGTAGGGCAAGAATCAGGGTTATACGCACAAACACTTCAGAGAAAGTCATCATTGTCTTCTCCCTGAATCATTTTGAGGATAGTGGAAGTGTCTTTGGCAGTCAGGTCGTCAGTGATGTCAATCCAACCATCTGGAGTGTGCTTTTGAAGCTCAAAACAGTATTTGTCGTATAGACCCTCTCTAGGGCTGTAATCAGGGTCATAAGACCACTGAACACGCAAGTGCCAGTCTTGTTCAGGCAAGACCAAGTCCTGCAATTCATCCAAGCAAATCTCAAATTCCATATACGCCTTTCAAAGTTAGGAATTGATAATGTACGACACTATCTATTCTGTTGTACACTAGGATATACCCTTATTGTCAAACATTAACCACACTGCTACTTTACACAAATGGCACGAAACAAATCAGAAATCACAGGAAGCCCCTTGAAGATTGCAACGAGAGTCACTTTTGACCAGTGGCTTGAGTTCCGCAAACTTGGAGGATCGGTATGGTTGAGGAATTTACTCAAGAATTCGATTGAGAATCGAAAGAGTCAACAACAGGAGAAAGCATGAAAAAACTCATAATTGGCGCATATTTAGCATTGTCTAGCCTAACTGTGTTAGCCGCCTGTTACACAGAAACTGTCTACTACAACGGCAGATATATTACTTGCACCACTTGTTGTTTTGGAAATAGTTGCAATACAAACTGTTTTTGATGTATAGTTGAGTTGTTGCCGTGAGAAGCGACAGATTGAGGCCACTTAATTCTACTCTCGCCCTTGGTTTTTGCTTTAGGGTTCTCACCGAGGGTAGAGCTAAGTGGCTTTTTTTATGTCTTCACAGCTTCCGTACTCCACACGATAGTAGCGAGTTTGCATGGACTGCTTGGAAGAAAACACCGCACACAAGTACACCCCTTGTGCAAAATGTGACCAGCGTTGATTTGGCGACTGGTAAAGCACACAGTACATCGGTGGTAAACAAGGCTGTGTGTATAAGCGAACAAATCCGTCAAGCGCACTTGGGGCTTTTTTGTTTTTCTAGTTGATAGGAGTTAATGATGAACACTGATAAGTCTGGAGAAGGTAGGATAGAAATGACTCTATCCACCCTTGGAGAACCTATGTCTGAAAGTAAACCGATGTTTGATGACTTCTGGAAAATGTGGCCTAACACTCCAAGAAAAGGGGCAAAGGCTAAATGTAAACAAGTGTGGATAAAGTCTTATTGCGACACACAGGCCGACCAAATCCTAAAACACCTTGCATGGATGAAAACCACCGAGCAGTGGCTCAAGTCAAATGGTGCTTTCATACCTGCACCCTTGGTCTACCTAAACCAACAGCGTTGGGATGGCGCAGAAGTGCCTGAGTTGGCTCAAAAGGCAGAGATTGACCCGAACCTTGCCAAACTCATTGATGACCAAAAAAAGGCTGTTCCCATGCCTGACTACATTCGGGAAAAGTTGGCTCTATTGAGAGGGAGACAATGAATGAGTTGGCTCTTTTCGCAGGTGCTGGTGGAGGAATACTTGGGGGAAAACTCCTTGGATGGCGAACAGTCTGTGCAGTCGAGTGGGAGCCATACTCAGCAAGCGTATTGTGCGCCCGACAGAATGACGGCTTTCTCCCGCCTTTCCCGATTTGGGATGATGTACAAACCTTTGACGGAAAACCTTGGCAGGGAATTGTTGATGTTATATCTGGAGGATTTCCATGCCAAGACATTAGTGCCGCAGGAAAAGGCGCAGGAATTGATGGAGAACGATCAGGAATGTGGCGAGAAATGGCGCGCATCATTTGTGAAGTACGACCCAGATTCGTCTTTGTGGAGAACTCACCAATGCTCACTTCTAGGGGACTTGGACGAGTTCTTGGAGACTTGGCCTCAATGGGGTTTGATGCGAGATGGGGAGTGTTGGGAGCAGCAGACGTTGGCGCAAACCATCAGAGGGACAGAATCTGGATTGTCGGCAAAGTTTCCGACTCCAACTGTAGGAATGGTAACTGGTGGTCAAAATCCAGAAAAAGGGGGTCAGGTGGGATTGGGTTATATGGCTCGCAAAAACAAATGGCCGACACCAGATGCGAATTGTGGACAACGTGGGACTCAACCAGAATGGACATCCCAAAGACCATCGGGGCATCCAGCCCAATATTCAATCAATCAAGCAGTCAGGGATGCGGAACAAAACAATGGTGGGCCATTGAACCCAATGTGGGTCGAGTGGCTGATGGGGTGGCCGCTAGGATGGACAGACTTAAAGCCATTGGAAATGGACAAGTCCCACTTTGTGCCGCAACAGCATGGAGAATCCTAAATGACAAAAAATGAAGCAAACCGACTTTTGGATGAGGTAAGAGATGGAAACAGACTCCACCCTGTTGTCAGAATCACAGAAGCATTGTGGGTCACTGGGGACAAAAGCAGAAATTTACCAGTCCACACTCGCCCATTTAGTGAAGATGGCATCAACGAATGGATGGAAAGCTCACGCATGGCACAGGGCGAAGGAATTGGAGACTCACCCAACAGGCATTTGGAGGAATATCAGCAAGGACTTAACAAATATCATGAAAGCAAAAAATGAACCGAGAACATAAAATCATAGAACAAGCCTTAAATGATGCTTACCTTGCTGGATTCATGGAAAGTGGCGAGGGATATAACGCAGATTGTCCTTATGGAAATTTTAATTATGGTAGACCTGAACATGAACCAAGATGGATTGCAGAAAGAGAAAATGCGCTTGCCAAAATCAAAGA